GCGAGCTTCTCCTTTCGGAGTAGTGAGTACGAGTTTCACGTAAACATCCTTAGAGAAATCGTGTTTCCCTTTACGTACATTGCCATTAGCAATAATGGTATGGTCTCTCAAAGACCACACTTTGAGCACGGGTTCATTTCCGTGCACGTCTACTCTCCGTCAAAAGAGAGATTGTCCTTGTGGCTTAGAACACAAGGAATTTTTCCACTTCTGTAAGGAAGTGCTTGGTCCGTGCATTCGCGCGGACGATCCCGTCCCACAGATCAAGATCTGTTGGGACGCACAGAACCTTTGGGAGTCAAAACTCTCAAGGGAGATAACTGGACTCGACAAAAGAGTCCATTTCCATGAGCTGCCAAGTATTTGGCACGCTCAGACGGTCCTTTACAAAGGGACCTACTGGTTCCGGAGATTAATCCGGAAAGACTCCACTGGAAGGTGGAATCCGAATGGCGTGGCAGTTTTGCGACTGCTCGCTGGGATGAGGTCCTTCTCTGGACCTCAGGGTGTTCACAACCTTGTGAACATGAAAGTGTCCCCGTCAGGGGTACACAAGCTAAGAACGATCTTAGCCACTGTCGACGGGCTGGTCATGCAGCTCGTCCTTGGCTTCCCCGAATGGGAAGAGCTTCTGGTTTGGTCCAGAATTGATCAGGTAATAAACTGCCTGATTTGTCAGCTTTTGCCTGACTACTTCCGGGACGAGATCCCGGAAACGCCTTCTGCGTACGAGAAGGTCAAAAGATTGCGTAAAGCAATCAAGGAACAGGGTTTCAATCCTGTTGGGAACATTAGTTCCATAGACATCCCGCGAGAGATGTCGTTCTTTAAAGTCATAACTGACTTTATGTCCGATAGGAAGACTCCTATCGATATGTATAGAGTGGCTCTTTTGAGCCAGACTCGTGCATCCGGGGTTCCCCCCCGGCAAGTTTTCCTGAAGACACTTCAGGAAATTAAGGAGGTTCTGACAGAGCCTCCCGATCCATCCGTGTATGAACGGATGAAATACTACATCGCTGCCGGTGTAGATGATCTCCATCAGGAAGTGGTGGAGTCCATAGGAGCTGAGGGTAACTCAGCCCGATTCTGGTCCTCTGTTATAAACAAGGCCAAAATATCACTTAGTGATAGTGGTGAATTCTTTACGAATACATCATCTGGCGGCAAGCTTGAGGCCGCCAGAAAAGTTCTGGTTTCAAATCCAGAAATTCCAGAGTTAAATCTGGAGACCGGCCTCCCGACAGGGAGGATACTTAGGCCTGGAGAACATGGGACAGGTGAATGCCTGTTCCACTGGGCCTGCAATCAGTTTGCCGATAGGCAAACCATTTATGACAGAAATGTAATGTCTGTCAGAGTTTCCCTGGTCGCTGAACTAGGGAAGTACCGTGCGATAACTGTATCGCACTTAGCCCATGCCATGCTTCTGCATGTCATGTCTCATATACTGTTAGAGTATCTAACAGTAATACCATCGTCCCGATCAGGCGTCGGGGCGGCAAACCACGCTTGGAACTTCTTCAAGCGTCTATCGCACAAGAATCCTGCTGCGAATTTCATCTTTGGCGACAAAGATATCTTCCTGTTTTCCACGGATTGGGAACAGGCTACAAACTACTGCGATCACGCAGTAGCACAGGCGATGTGTAACCGCCTATGTTACAATGTGGGAATGCCCACATGGTATCGGCAAACTTCGATGTTTGCGCTGTGTGCTCCTCGACAAGTCGAGGAGATGGATGAGAACAAAGTTCTCAGCTGCTACTTCACGACGCGTGGAGAGCTTATGGGTGACCCTGTCGTCAAGGTCATCTTACATTGCTACCATCTGGTAGCAAGATTCGCTGCTATTAAGCAGCTACAGGCACTTCGTGCCCGTCCCGACCTCTTACAAGGTCTGTAGTATGTGTAAACATACAACCGCATTAAACTGCACCCTCTCACGGAAGTGAGACCGCCCCTTGGGGCAATCGTCAACCGAAAGGTGGAGCCATACGGC